TGATTTTAGAAACCTCGTCATTAATAAACTCTCTTAAAGAATTTGTGTTTGAGATATTATTTATATATTCTTTTAAAAGATTTTTTTGTGGAGTATTTAGAGTTTTATATCTTTTATTAAAGTTATCAACCATTAATTGGTAGGATAACAACCTTAAATCTTTGTCCTCACCCTTAAATTCTTTAATTACTTGTGAGTCTTTTTTATTCTTTTGTATTTTCTTGCCCGTAATGTGTTCTAATATGGTAAAGTTACTATCTACTTCATCTAATGGATTTAGGGTAGATAATGATTCGGACAAAAACATCTTGTAAATAGATGCATAAACTTTATAGTTTGGTATTCTTGACCTAAAAAAATCTTCGGTCTTGTAGTTTTCACTAATTGATTTTATAAGATTATATTTTTCTTTTCTAAGTTGTTTGTTATTAATCTTGGAACGAGACTTTAATACTGCCTCGATTAACTTTTGAGCCTTAGAATTTGAGTTATAGTTAGTTTTTATTAATATTTGGTATAGTTGGTTTTCCTTACCAATTTCGGTATTCTCGTTAAAAAACCTCTTGAGCAAACTAACTGATTTGCTCCTCTTATCATCACTAATGATGTCTTGTGTTATCTGTCTTGATAACAGCTCGAAAAGAATACCTGTATTCTTAATTTTCGAGTGTTTAGCTCGTTTGTTCATTTGATACTCCAATATCCAATATATATAATATCTCTTATATAAATATAAAAACTTCTAATAATCAGTCGCTTTTATTATCATTTAAAGAATCGACATCTTCGGAATACTCTTTTTCAACATCTAAAGTCTCTTCCAATAATTTTCTGTCGTTTCTACTTAATTTTTTTAAATCTTTTTTCATTGCATCATAGTGTGCAAGTGCTATTCCGTATTGTTTTCGTCTATCATGACTGCCCAATGGGTCTCTACCACGAGCTCCACTATCCTTTCCGAACTTATTTCCTTCCTTTGGTCTACCACCAATCTCATCACCAGTTCTACCAATGTTTGGGTCTTCTTCTCCACCCATATCACCACCCATATCATCTTCACCACCCGCCATGGCTCCTTGTGTTCCTACGGCTTCACCACTTTGGACTGGGTCATTACCTTCGGTTTCTATTTGATCCCATCTAAACTTTCTTTTTTGGTCTGCTATCAATTGAAGTCTCATTTTTTTCTTTTCTTCTTCGGTAAACTTAAATACATTATCGTATACCCACTCGGTTGAAGCCATTTTAGAATCAATCATAGATTGTCCAAGAGATTGTTTGGAGTTCCATAGTTCAATTTTTTCTTCTTCGTATATTTTTGATGGATTGGTTAAGTTTAACTCGAAGTTAACTAAATCTTCATCTGTATATCCTTGTGAATATAAATGAACAATACCAATTTTTGTTAACTCACTTACAATAATTCTTTGTATTCTTTCGATAGTTCTTGCAAATCTAACATCTTCAGCTGCTAATGTAGCTTTACTTCCAAGTGATTCTTCGTATCCTAAGAAAGCTTTAGGAACTTTAAGTGCGGCTAAAAGTTTGTTTCTAAGATATTCGATATCATCTACCGCTTCATATGTCAAACCTGGCAGTCCTTCTATCTGAGTACCACTATCTCCACCACGAACAGGTAGGAAAAAATCTTCCGTAAGATTCTGTATATTATATCTTAAGTTATAATCACCAGTATCCTTATCAATTACAGGTGCCTTTTTCATCTTGTTGATTATCTTTTGCATAAAATTTTCTACTTCTGCTGGTGGGATGTTTCCAATATCAATCTTAAACACCCTCTTTTCAGGTGCTCTCATGATTCTATGAATCAACATAGCATCTTCCATAAGGGATAATTGTTTCCAAATCTTCCTTCCACCTTCAATCATACCCTTACCATAAGGTACGAAATTACTATCACCCAATAATCTAAAGTGTGCTATTTCATAATTCTCAAATTCTTTTTCAGTTCTATTATATGAATGTCTGTTGTCTCCATCTTCTACTGAGAATTTAACTTCGTAAGGATTTGCAGGATCATGTCCTTCAATACGAGTGACATCGTATGCAGATAAAGGTGTAACATTTGTAACTCCGTAATTATCTTTGACATCGAGATACAAGTAAAAATCACCATACTTACACATATTTCTTACCCACGGCCATAGATTGAACTCTACATTTAAAATGTCATAATATAAATTTCTCAAAATATCATGAATGTTCTCATTATCAGATTGTATCGTTAATACATCTCCGTACTCAGACCTCATGGTAGATTCGTCTGCATATATGTCAAGTGCACTTGAAACTATAGCGTCGTTGTCCATCTCTTCATAATCTCTAAATAATCCCACTCTTTGTGCCTGAAAAGAAATCTGTTGTGATTTCCCATAACCACCACTTGCAAGGTTACTATATAATCTTGAGTATCTGTCAACAAGATTATCTTTCGACATTTGTTGAACTCTATTTGTATCAGCAATCTTTAATTTTTTACCACCTGCATGTCTTACAATTACATTTGTGGAAAATAATCTTCTTAGTCTTGCTCTTAATTTGGATTCTGCCATTTTATCCTCTTACTTGATTAACCAAGTTAAATCTTCTTTTTGGTCACCGACATCCATCGTCCAACCTTCGGCCTTTTCATCACTTGGTGTATAGACTGCTTCGTAGTCTAACATTTTATTTAATACATTTTTTTGTAAAGCTATACCTTCAGCTCTTAATCTGAGTGCGGTATCTCTTACCCACAATCCGATAGCTATACTCATTACCAAATCGTCATTGTATCCAGCCATAGCTTCGGCTCTATTATTGTTATATATAAATACAAACAACTCATCTATTAAACGAGAAGATTTAGCAATTACTAACTTCTCCCTAAAATATTCCTCTAATTTAGCAATTACCAATGGTCTTGTTTTCATGGTCATACTGAAACCAGGTACCATTTGTTTCTCTGAGTTTCTATATCTATTAGAAATCTGTCTTTGTATATCGACATAATGTAAATCTTTTGATGTGTAGAATAAATTATCATAATCTCTATCGATGACTGCCTGTATGGCTGCCCATCCAATACTTGAGTTCTCAATGACAAGTAATGCGTTATTGTATTCTACTGCGGTATTCATACATAAATTACCAAAATCCTTTGTTGATATCTTACCACGATATTCAGCCACTTGAGTCATGCTGTCCACATCAATGACATGGAAAGCTGAAAAGTCTTGTCCATCACCACGAGCAACATCGGCGGCGACTACATAATCTTTTGAGTAGTTTGGTGGTTCCCAAATCCAAAGGTTACTATCAATTCCTCTTTTTTCAATGGGTTCACAGACCGATTCATTCTTATACTCTTCTAAAATTCTTGGGTCAATCACACCTTGACCTGAGGTGATGAAGTCACAATCACACTCTTGTGCCGCACCACTCGGCCCTAATAATTTGTCTTGTTCGTCTCTCCACTTCTGTTCTCTTTCAGGATGTACCGTCCAATGAAGTTTAATCATATTCCAATCATTACTTCCTTCTTCTGCTCCTACCCAAGTCTTGTGGAACCAATTACCAACACCATTTGGAGTGGATAATGCGATACATTGTCCACCAGTAGATAGTGTACTTTGTGCAGCAGTCCATATTGTATTAATCTTATCGATAAATGCTGCCTCATCAATCACGAGTAGAGATAGTGCCTCTGAACGACCTGCGTCTTCGGTACTTGATATAGCCTTTACTTGAGAACCATTTGAGTATCTAAGTGAGAGTTTATTATCCTCAACACAACTTGACCTTACCCAACTCGGTAGGTTTGCGTGCATCACTCGTATTTTAGTGACTAAATTTTTAGCGGTATCTTGTTTTGTTGCGATTACCAATATGTTTTTATCTGTTTGGAATGTCATCATCCATAAAGAATACCCAGCAGTTAAAGTTGATATACCTAACTGACGAGCCTTTAATATGATATTGTAGTTGTGATTTTTAAAATCTTTTATTGATGCCTCTTGAAATGGATAAAGAGCAAATGGTACTTTACCTTTTAGTGGATGTTGTATTACCGCATACTTTTTTAAGAAGTATACCGGGTCTTGTGCACACTTTAAATATTCCTGTTTAATTACTTCTTTTATATCAGACATTACCTAAGTAAATAAACTTTACTTGCACCACCAGTCACTACTTTTTTAACACCTATATTGTAAACATCTCCGACAGTAAAAACATTACCTGTTGCTGAACCACCAGCTGAAAATGTTAAAGTAATCTGTGATGTGGTTCCGTTGACTATGAATCCAGCTGCTTCATTAGATCCTGTAGCCTCGTAAGTTGTACTGTTTCCAACTTCATAAACTCGATTGAACTCACCAAGATTACCCAACACAGTTGGTTTAGGTCTAAATAGTGAACCTGAATTAATTGGATTGGTTGCCATTATTTTCTCCCATTAATATAATTATTTTACTTTGAAAACTTTCTTAAAAACTTGACAGCATCATCAATATCTTCCTTATCAAATACCTCTGTCATTTTTTTGATTTCGTTTTTAGTTCTTGTTAATTTTCTTTTAGCGTTTGCTATAGTCTTTTTATTTGCTCTTGGTATCTTCCTAGCCAATAATCTATCTAAATCTTTTTGTAATTGTTCTTTTTCTGAGTTAACCTTATCAATTACTTCTTTCAATTTTAAAATTTCATCAGGTGTTTTATGAAATAATGATTTTATCCAATTTATAATCATCCTATAATCTCCATCATTTTTTTATATTGTGATTCCATTTTTTTAGTTTTACTTGGTTCATTAAATTCACTATCATCATCTTTTTTGTATTTACCATATCCGTCATCATCACGAGTAATTTTCTCTTGAACCTTCTTCATCATTCTAAAATTTACTACCTTTCTTCCGTTTATGGTAGGCATCCCATGTTCGTCTTTACCAATTTTTTTAACTTTAATTTTTTTATTTTTAAATCTACCACCTAAAATCACATCACCAATATTTACATCTAAAGTAATTGCCATTAGTCTTCTCTCCAACTTATCATTAAGTTTTGACCATCGAGTTTTTCGGTCACATTATCTTCACGACTCAATTTACCACCCAATCCATTTTCAATAATTTTCTTTAAATCACCGAATGTTAAATCCTTGTCGTCAAATGGATGTGCCATGTGTCCGTAAGCACCACCTTCATTTAGGAGTTCTTTCCGAACCACATCATCCCACCATTCTTTTGTTAAAGGTTTATTTTTCTTCATAGTCATAAATATCTAATCTTCTATACTTTCAAGTTCTTCTTGGGTCTCGACCTTCATTTTTTCAAATTCTTCCATGGCTTCTGTAGCCATTTGATTAATTTTCTCTACATCAACATCCCATTTTTCCCTTTCTAACTCGATATCCTTTACTCCAACTGAATTATGAACTTCTATGGGTTTAACAGATTGTACTCTCCAGTCTTCTACACCTTGTGTTTGTTCTTCTATCCAGGATAGTTTGTTTTTTAAAATTTTTCTTCTTTCCCAAGATTTATATTTTCCTTCGAGTCGAAGTTTATTTTCAAATTTAATCTGACAATCAAAACAATGCTCATATAATCTGTACATTTTATCATCAAGTCTTTTTTTCATTATTTTTTTACACGAAGGACAAAACCAAGGCGTTCTAGCTTCTTTTAATGCCTCAGAACGATTATTTTTTTCCTCTCTTTCAAGTTTGACTTGTTCTTGTCTTTTTTTCTTTTCGTCCAAATCTTCCATTTGAACATAAATTTTCTTCTCAACCTTACCACCTCGGGCGACACGACTAATATTTTTTATTTGTCGTTCTCGTTCTCGATGATTTGTTGATAATATACTATCTCCCATAACCTACTCCTAAAATGTCATTAAACCAGTAATCTGATTGATTGGTGCAAATGCTCCAGTAAATTTGTATGTCTTTCCCTTGTATTTAAAAACAATACCTTCACTTGGAACGATGGCATTCAATCCACCAATAGCATTTAATCGGTCTAATTGTATTTTTAATCTGTTTAATTTTTTCAAATCTTTTTTACTTCTCACATCTTTGATTGCGGCGTCAAGTCTTTTCTTGATACCTTGAACGGCTGCATCAGGTGATGCTGCTAACCAACCACTTACATTCTTCATTATTTCAGCACCAACATCAAAGAATAACACTTCAAATGGTTTCATATTTTCCTTGACCATTCTAGCTTGGTCTTGCTTGTCTGTGGTCAATACCCAATCTAAAAACTTAGGTTGGTCTTTAAAATCCTTTCTAATCTGTGGTATCTTATAACTCTTATCAAAGAATGCCCATCTCTTAGTTAATTTCTTTAATTTTGTGGCTGGTACTGTA